GTGGCGAACGCGTTGACAATGGCGAAACAGCCGGGGCAAGCCGAGATTGTGCCGAGGGGATACAAGCAGAATATCCACACGCCACAGCATCCGAACCGCGAATTGACCGCGTTCAAAAACTCCATGCTTCGTGACGTGGCGAGCGGATTCGGGGTTGAATACGCGAACTTTGCAAACGACTGGGCGGGCGTCTCGTTCTCATCGGTACGGGCCGGAACAATCACCGAGCGTGACAACTGGATTGTGATCCAGAACGACATGATCAGCCAATGCAAGCAGGTCCAGTTCCTTGCGTGGTTGCGCTCGTTCCTGACGTATTCGGTAAGCGGTCAACTGCCGATTGCCAAGATAGAGAAGTTTGCAGAGCACGAATTCAGGGGCCGCCGATGGATGTGGGTTGACCCGATGAAGGATATGAAAGCCGCCGAGGTTGCAGTTGACCGGGGATGGAAAACCAACACGCAGATAGCAGGTGATCTCGGGACCGACTTTGACGATAACATGGAGCAGTATTCGGTTGAGAAGAAAACCAAAACGGACGCCGGGTTTATCGAGGCGTCAAGACCGGGAGCCGCCGCTCCGGTCCAGACACAGGGGGAAGCATGAAAGAGAAAGCGAAACCAGACCGCCCGGACCTGATGATCCGCGCCGCAACTATCGAGACACGCGCCGCCGACGGTGACGCGCCCGCAACGGTGCGGATGAGTGTGTCAAGCGAGGAGCCGGTGCTGACGTATATCGAAATCAATGACCAGTACCAGCGGGCGTATGAAGTGCTTGATCACGGACCCGCCGCCGTGGATATGACCCGCTGCAAGGAAGGGCTGGTTATTCTGGACCGGCACTACGGCGACCAGATCGGACTTATGAATGTTGAATTGCGCGACGGCAAACTGGGCGGGGTGGTGACATTCTGCTCGGGCGCCAGAGCGCAGGAAATCGGACAGGACGCGGCAAAGGGACTGCGCCGGAATGTCAGCGTGGGATACGTTGTCAGCCCGGACGCATACCGGATCGAAGGCGAACGCGACGGAATCCCGGTGGTACGGGCTACGCGCTGGATGCCTTACGAGGCAAGTTTCGAGCCGGTCCCGGCAGACACAACCGTCGGCGTAAATCGCGCCGACAAAACACACGCGGGCATTCCCGCTAACGCTAAGGAGAAGAACATGGACCCCAAAGATATGCAGAAGTTGTTTGCCCGCGCCGCAAAGTTCGGGATCGACTCGGAGAAGGTTGCCGGTCTGGATATGACCAGCGAGCCGTCCGCCCGCGCCGCGCTTGACGCGCTGATTGTCGAGAAGCAGGAAGCAGACCTCGCCAGCGAGCGGAAGGCCGTGATCGAGCTCAAGAGCCGCAAGCCAGACGCGCCCGTCGCCGCGAAGGTTGCGCCCATCGGCGGAAACGTCGAGATCGAGAACAAGGTGCTGCGCCGGTACAGCGTGATGAACGCCGTGCGTGCGTTGTCGGGAATGAAGGTTGACGCCGGTTTCGAGCGCGAGATCAGCGACGAGTGCGCCCGTCTCCGTGGCAAGCCCGCCGAAGGGTTGATCATCCCGTTCACGGCGCTGGCCATGCGCGACCTGACCGTTGCCGGAACGTCGAGCGCGTCCGTTGCGACATCGCTCTACAGCGACCAGTTCGTTGACCTTCTGCGCACCAAGTACATCCTCGGACAGGCTGGCGTCCAGTTCCTCACCGGGCTGGTGGGCGACGTGGCAATTCCGAAGATGACCGCAGGCGCAACCGGCTACTGGGTGGCCGAAGGTGCCGACGTGACCGAGAGCACGCCGACGCTGGGGCAGGCGACGGGAACGCCGCACACTGCCGGTGCGCTGGTGGATATCAGCCGCAAGCTGATGATCCAGAGCACGCCGGATGCAGAGACGATGGTGCGCAATGAGATCGTCGAGCGCGTCATGCGCACGATCCAGATTGCAGTCTTCGCTGGCACTGGGGCAGACGGGCAGCCGAGCGCGATCACCAACGCCACCGGGATCAACAACCCGAGCGTGACGCAGGGAACGCCGACCTATGCTGAAATCCTGGGCTTCCCCGGTGCGGTAATGGCGGACAGCGCCGAGTCTGACGGGCAGAAGTTCCTGATGACCGCCGAGGTGTGGGCGAAACTGGCGGCGACGCTGGTTGGTGCCGACGGAGCGCGGACGGTGCTTGACCCGTTCACGAAGAAGTGCATCGGGTACGACTACCTGCAAACCGAAGACCTCCCGGCGAATTCGCTGTGGTTCGGGAACTGGGCCTCCGTGGTGGTTGGAATCTGGGGCAATGGCGTGGACGTGGCCATGACCGATTCCAAGCTGTTCGCCTCCGGTGGCGTGACGCTGCGGGCGTTGCAGGATGTTGACGTGATGGTACGTCTTGGACAGGCCCTGGCGTACAACGTCGCGGTGACAAACTGATTGAATCGGTAAACGCGGGGCTGGCACCGATCCGCCAGCCCCGCCAAACTCCAAACAAAAAACGAAAGGACACCATGAATAAAACACTGATTGCAATCGTGATGACGGTTGCGCTGGCGGTTGGAACGGTCTGCAACGCTGCGGACGCAAACCAGATGAAATACCTGTCCCTGCTTTCGCCCGTCGTGAGCGCGAGCGAGGCGGGCGCGGCGATTGACCTCGCATCGTACAAGGGCAATTCGACCGTACTGGTAAACTGGGGCGCGTGCGCTGATACCAACTATGTCGGCACCGTCACGATATCGCACGCGAATGCGAGTACCGGGACATATTCGACTGTGACGAATACGGCAGGGACTGCGGCGGTACTGACTGCAAGCGGAGTCGGCACAAACGTGGTTTCCACGTACTCAATCGACAGCGCACGGCTGCGAAAGTACATCAAGGCGACGTTGACGCAGACGCCGAGCACGAACGCGGTGGGCGTGGTATTCATCGCGCCGATGAAATCGGAATGACAACCCGCCGCCGCCTCTTGACCGGGGCGGCGGCTTCTCTCCGGGTGCAACATGCCAAACATGATGAAAACGGCAATCGTCGCAGCGTTCACGAACGTATGGCTTCCGGCAATCGGCGGCGGTGTTGCGGTTGTGAACGGCAGCCGTTCAACGCAGGGCATTCCGGACAGCAGCAGCGAGGTTACGCAGGGGCAGTCATTCAGCGCGGCGGTTATTGGCAAGGTGCGCGTATTGACGGACAGCATCGGCACGGTTGAAGAGGACGGCGAAATCTCCGTGAACGGCAAGCGCGTCTATGTTGACAAGGTGCATCCAGACGGGGCGGGCGCGGTAACGACAATCGACTACCGGGAATCTCGCCGGATCGAAGCGGGTGACGTGATATGAAACTGATGGGGCCAACCCTAAAGACCGTCGGCGACTGGAACGCGCAGATAGACATCCCGCTGAATAATGCGCTTGCGGCATCTATTGACTTGACGGGCCGCAGCGGAAAAGCGGCCTGCGAGCACGCAATGATCCTCATGGCAAAATCATCCCGAACCGCAACAAAGCAGTCTCCAAAGAAAAGGCCGCTCCAAAAAGAGGGCCGCAAGACTTTCATCACGCTCTACAACTCAAAAAGCCAATACAAGAAATTCTACCGATTCGGCAAGGATGATGAGGATTTCAAGAGAGCCCGGTTTATTCGCAACCGGGGCATAGCAAAACGGTCCTGGATGTGGGGCGTAGGGAAGCTGTTAAAAGCAAACCCATTCAAGCCGATTCCGGGAGTTGCAACCCTTGACGAAATGCTTTCCTCGTCCGGGTGCGGATTGATCCTGACAAACCGCCTAAAATACATCAACAGCGCGGCACCGGCAGGGCTGGAAGAAATGGTCGCACGCAAGGCATCGGACCAGATCATGGCGCAGGCGGCAAAGAAGATGGAAAAGATGTTCGGCGTCACGATCCCGAGACTGGCGGCAAGCCGGGCAAAGCGCCGCGTCAAGACACTGCCGGAAGCCTACAAGCAAGGGGCGATGCTATGAGTATGACAACCTACCCATGGGACTTGGAGGAGCGCGTGGAGGATGCCGTGTGCGCACATATCAAGAACCTGTGCGCAACCGTTGCGATGGTGGTCCCTTCCCGGACAATCGCAAAGGCTAAATATCCGCTTGTCGTTGTGGCAATCGAAACCAGCGCGAACAAGGATGAATCGCGGGAGTTCGACGGGCGGCGCGTGATGAGTCTGATGGTGGACATCCGCACGGAAGCCATAAACCAGAACGGCGACGAAGGGCAGATCGAGAAGACGCAGACGGCACGCGAGCATCACCGGGCAATCAAAAGTTCCGTTATCGGGGCGCTTGCGGGAAAGACGGTACACAAGGAATTGAACGCGCTCGGAACCGAGGG